GTACGATACATCTAGCTGGGTAGATCCGGACACGTCGCCGAGCATGATCAAATCGATCATCTCGATGTTTGTCGCTGGGTACCTCTACAACAGACAGTACAGCGAAGACTCCAACGTCTCGACGTACGGAAGCTGGCTTCTCAGGTACGCGTCGAACCTACTGAACATGGTTCAGTCAGGTGAGATCGATCTGGCTGATGCTGATGCGTTACTGAACGCTTGGCAGTATCCACAGTTCTGGCCAACCGACGTTGCAACTGATCTTGCAGATCCCAAGCTAGGTGGCGACGTCAACGATCCTGCAGGTGCTCCAAGAGCCTTCTCGATGGGTCAGATCTTCTGATGTCTGATACAGCACCAATGTCCGGTCTGAACATGATCGGCTTTGAGTTCAGCATGTTCCCCACTGCTGCTGTGCTAGTCAAAGACTTTGACAACTTGGGCCTAGACATCAGAAGCTACAACGAACCACTGAAGAGATCAGTACAGCAGGTGATGGCACCATCATTCCAGAAGAACTTCGACGTTGGAGGTAGACCTCCTTGGGAGCCTTTGTCTGATGTGACACTGGAACAGAAACAGCGTTACGGGTATGGGGGCGAAGGCATTCTTGTTCGAACAGGTCTTCTCAAGAAGGTTGTAGGACAGCTCAACATCTGGACGATTGATCGTGAGACCGCCCAGCTTGATGAGTGGGGTGCAGCTCGAGCAGACTACGGTGTTGATCTGCATGAAGGTACTGCAACGATCCCTGCACGACCATTCTTAGTGATGCAGGCCGAAGACATAGATGGCATTACGCAGGTCTTCGACACTTGGATTGGCGAGCGCCTGATCGCGCACGGGTTCGTTTGATGACTCAGTTACTCACCGATAGCATCAGCGTGCTTGCTGAGTATCAGGTCGACCTGATAAAGAACAATGCTACAACACTTCTTCTCCCCACGTTGCCCTCGGGTGACGTTCCTGTCTTCTACGGCGATCAACAACTGATTCCAGTCACACCCACAATCTGTGTTGAGAGCGGTCCAAGACAACGAATCCTAAACAACACAGGTCTTGCGACCGAGATCGACTTCACGACCTTCTTCTTGGTGTACCATGGGAAGCTCCAAGACTCGCAGCTCAACAAGCTGGAGTGTGATCAGTACGCAGAGCAGGTCGAGGTGATCCTACACAGTGACATGCAGATGGGTGGGCTTGTCATCTTCGGTCTCGTAACAGTAATCGATCCAGGTATTGCAATGCGCAGTGGCACGATGATGCGCGCGACACGCATTACTTGGAATGGCAGATCAAGAGTTTGTATCTAGCCCGGGAGGCAAGATGGGACAGGTTACCTACAACAACGCCTTCTACTCTGAAGGCCAAACGTTCGAGCTTCCTGCCTTCGGGCTGGTTGAGAACGGTGGCACGAAGGAAGTAGGAGATTCTCAGATCGCTGCATGGAAGCGTTCTGGACACGAATGGCCTGACGATGGCCATCTCGTGATCAACGTGGCAGAAGCAGAAGCAGAAGCAGCTGAGCCAGCCCCTGTGGAGCCCTCAGGAGAAGAGACCCCGTCGGAACCAGTCACGGTCCCCGATGAAGCAGACACCACAGGAGGTGGTCAGTAATGGCACTCGGTGTAGGAGGTCAAACTGTTGTTGGTGTCGCTGTCGAGACGACTGTGGGCACCTACGTGGCTCCCACGCACTACATGTTGCTGCGTGACGAGACGCTCAAGTACATGCAGGACACTGTGTGGCGTCGGCCCCTGAAGGGCATCGTCGATGTTGATGGGCCCGTCGGAGGCTTCACGCACGTTGAGGGTGACATCACTGTTGAAGTGACTGAGGACATTCTGCCTCAGATCCTTCGCTGTGCGAGGTACGACTGTGCGAAGACCGGACCGACGACGTTGATCTACGAGTACGTCTTCACACCCAACGCAGTGGCAATCCCAACGAAGACAATGTCGATCACAGTGATGCGTGCTGGTGTCGTGTTCGGGTACACAGGGTGTATCGTTCATGGCCAGGAGTACACGATGGACAAGGGAGAGCTGATTGGCAAGTTCAGCATCCTCGGTCTGGATGAGGGTGTCCAGTCTGCTCCGACGCCGAGCTACGTCACCACGGCGCCCTTCGGTGCAGGTCAGTACCTCCTCAAGATCCCGTCAGGTGGCTCAGAGGTGTGCGACAGCGATGAGCTGACGTTCACTGTCGCTGATGCTGGAACGTCACAGTTCCGTATCTGCAGTCACCGCACAGCAGCGTTCTCGAAGTACGGCGAGCGCACCACGACGCTCAAGCTGACACGCGACTTTGACGGTCGCGCTGAGTACGACGACTTCAAGTCGCTGACAGCGAAGGGGATCACACTTCTGTGTGACAAGGATGCAGATCATCAGATCCTCTTCGACGTCAAGGCGTGCACCATCGAGACGTACGACTTCACCGGTGGATCTGCTCAGGCCGACTTGGTTCGTGCGCAGATCAGCTACAACGGCATCTACGATGCCGGTAGTACTGAGACGCACGAGATCACAGTTCGTACCGAAGCGAACATCCCCATTCCGTAGTTGTAAGCAACCCATAGAAAGGAGTTGCCATGCCCAGGGCAACTATCGATACCGAGCCAGTCAAGAAGGATCTCAAGTCAGCTCCTCCTGACGGGTTTGTCACAATCCGTCGTATGCCGTATGGTAACTGGTTACACCGTACGGACATGGCGATGGATCTCTCCATGAAGATGTCAGGCAAGGCCAAGAACCAGGAAGTCGACGCCAGAGCTTCCATGGCCAATGAAGCTGTGACGGTGTACGAGTTCGCTCAGTGCATCGTTGAGCACAACCTGACCAATCATGCCGATGAACTTCTCGACTTCTCGTCGACTGCTGCCCTCAAGCAGCTCGATCCACAGATCGGGGCAGAGATCAGTGAATACATCCGCGAACTGCATGAGTTCGACTCGGGAAACTCTCCAGCCGGGTAAGACTCTTCCTACAAGGGAGCAGATCAGACCCGGCTTTGCAGGAGCTTGCCCAGCTCGTTCAGCTAACAGACATGTGCCAAGCGCTGCATGTCCTTCCACAACCTGGGGGGCTGTATGACCAGGACTGTCTGCTAGTGGAGTCAATCTACGTAGTGCTTGCGTGTCGTGCTGCTGAGGAACAGAGAGAATCTGATCGCCTTCGTGCGGAAGCGAACTCGGCGGGTCGCTAGTGCCACTCAACACACGCGAAGTCCTCCTGATCATTCGTGCGCGTGACCAAGCTACAAGACTGCTTGCAGACATTGGTAAGTCCTTCGGGAACGTAGACAGTGAAGCACAAGCAGCAGCAATGTCCAGTATTCGTACCGGTTCAGCTCTAGCTGGTGTCGGTGTTGGCCTCGCAGTTGTAGGTGCTGCAGGCCTTGCGTTCCTGAAGAGCACGACTGAGGCCTCTGCTGAGTACAGTCGTCAGTCTGCATTGACTCTCACACAGATCGATCAGCTGGGTGTAAGCCTCGATGATGTCAAGCAGATTGGCATCAACGTGGCCAAGGAGATCCCTGCACCCTTCGAACAGATGCAGGCAGCGTTGTATGACATCTTCTCGTCGATGGATGTCAATACAACTCAAGCACAAACACTTCTCGAAGGGTTTGCGAAGGCGGCAGTAGCAGGTCAGACAGACGTTCAGACTGCTGGTCGTGCTACGATCGCGATCATGAACGCTTTCAAGATTCCTGCCGATCAGGTAAATCATGTTCTTGACGTGCAGTTCGAAGCTGTCAAGAAGGGCGTCTTCACCTACGACGAGTTCGCAACATCTATCGGTCGTGCTATCCCCGCCGCGTTGCGCGCGGGGCAAAGCTTCGAGACGGTAGCATCGATGATGGCATTCATGACTCGTAATGGTCTGAGTGCTGACATGGCTGCAACGAGTGCTGCGCGTGCACTTGATCTTCTCTCCAATCCGAAGTTCGCTACAGCGATGCACAACTTCGGTATCGAGGTCTACGACTCCACAGGTAACATCAGGCCAATGATTGATGTTATGACGGAGCTGCGCGACAAGCTTGCTGGGATGTCGCAGGAAGCGCGCACAAAGGCACTACAGGATCTCACCAAGGGTGCTGGTGGCACGATTCAGGCACTGCGGTTCTTGAACCTTGCAGTGAACGACTCGCAGGGGTTGTTTGGTGAACTGACGACTCAGATCAACAACTCGTCAGGCTCACTTGGTGATGCCTACAACATTATGTTCGCGCAACCTGCTTCACAAGCACAGTTGCTGTCGAACAATGTTGATATCCTCAAGACCCAGATCGGGGACGTTCTCCTTCCTGCAGTAAACAAGTTCCTTACCAACTACGCGATCCCGTTGCTGCAATGGTTCAATGATATGGACCCTGCGACGCGTAAGCTGCTCGTTCAGATCATATTCTTTGGTTCGGTGCTACTGCTCGTCTCAGGTCTCGTTCTCATCATGGTCGGCGCCTTCCTGATTCTAGACGGTGTGCTAGCTCTGTTGGGTAAGGGTGGACTAGGTGTAGTAGCTAAGCAGTTTGGAGAAGCGGCGATTGGTGCTGCAGCTCTTGCTTTGGCTGTCTGGGGACTTTACTACGCTTTTCAGGCCTTGCAGAACAATGACGTTGTTGGGGCAATCATTGGTCTCGGAGCTGCATTTGTTGGCCTTGCATACGCGCTAGCAAATATCGAAGCACTAGCTTTGCCTGTAGTTATTGTTGCTGAGGCCCTAGCGATCCCGTTCGAGGCTGCAGCAGCTGTTGTTGCTGCGCTTGTCCTTGCTGTACTAGCACTCGCGTATGTCATCTATCGCAACTGGGACACGATCAAGGACAAGACCACAGAGGTCTGGGACTGGGTCGTTGACAAGGTGCAGACTGCGTGGGACAAGCTCACAGAGTTCTGGGGCTGGTTGCAGAACACAGTACCTGCTGTATGGGGTAGCGTTACAAGCTTCATCACCAACACATGGAGTGTAGCTTTCAACATCGTCACGTCGACGCTCGAGAGCGCACGCGACAATATCGCGACAATCTTTGGTAGCATTGCGAACGTTGTTGAAGGTTGGGGGAGTGCGGTCAACAGACCTGTTCAGTACGTCTGGGGACAAGTCAATAACTTCTACAACTGGTTGAAGCAAGTATTCGGCCCAGGCACGGGTACCCTACTAAACGCTGTTGGTGGCTTCTTCTCTGACGTAGGCAATGAGATTGGGCAAACCGTCACCTCTCTGTGGAGTCGCCTACAGTTCTTCTGGACAGTCTTCACTTACTTCTTCGGTCCGGCACTGAGTGCAACATTGGGCGAAGCTCAGCAACTGTGGGACAACTTCGTCCAAGTCTTTGAGGTCACTATAGGGTTCCTAATACTAGCTGCCCAGGAGTTTGCTTCACAGCTGTCCGATCAGTGGGGCTTTGTCGAAGACAGCTTCAGTACGCTAATGACTGCACTTGGTATCGTTGTAGGCTTCTTCCAAATGACCTTCAACGATCTACTGATTATAGTCACGACAGTATTCGGTCAGATATGGGCCGTGATCTCTGGGTTCCTCGAGATCATTGCAGCTGCGTGGGATCAGTTCAATGGTGTCTTCACAGACACTGTTCAGATCGTCTGGGCAGAGGTTGCTAACTTCGTCGGCACAGGTATCAAGCTTGTGCGCGACATCATCGACTTTGTTCTGAACCTAATCCAAGGTGACTGGGCTGGTGCCTGGGATTCGATTCTACAGTTCTTCATCGACATCTGGAACGGCATCTGGACTTCACTGCAGAATGTCTGGTCATTCATTCGTGTCTTCTTCCTCGAGCTCGGCCCTTCGATCCTAGGCTTCATTGGTGATGTCGCTGGCACTCTCTGGCAGAAGGGTGTCGATCTGATGTCAGGATTGTGGAACGGTCTGACAGCAGAGTTTGGTAACGTGATTGGTTGGTTCCAAGGTCTTCCAACGCAGCTACTCGGTCTTGTCAAGGGCTTTGAGACGCTGCTAGTTGATGCAGGTGCAGCACTGATACGTGGAATAGTTGCAGGTATCAAGTCTGCACCTGGAGCAATCAAGGATGCCATCGGAGCTGCTGCTCATGGTGCGGTGGATATCATCCCAGGAGCAAAGCAGGCTCTTGATGCGTTGGGCCTAGCCTCTGGTGGTATCGTTACTTCACCTCAAATCCGCCTGATAGGTGAAGCTGGACCTGAGGTTGTCATCCCTCTAACCAACCTGGCTCGTGCACGTTCACTTGCACTTCAGTCAGGGCTGCTGGACATGCTTCTACCATCAACGACAGCATCTCAAGGCCCCATTCAGCTATCAGGACCACTACAGTCGGGTAGCAGTGGGCCACGAATCTACATTCAAGACGGCGCCTTTGTCTTCCATCTCGACGGATCGAGCCAAGCTGCGGTGGCTGCAGATGCTGTACGAGGTGTCCTCGACGACTTCATTACTGAACTGCAGGTGAGATAAATGCCTGTCCACACACTTCGACCTACTGCGACAATCTACGACCAAGGCGACTGGGTCATCGGTGATGATGGCTCAGGAGGAACAACAGGAACAAAGGTAGGTACGGTCTCTGATGACAACGACGCAAGCTGGTTGCTCGGTGGGTACGGTGCAGTACTAGAAGGTCAGAGTTGGATCGTCTTCTCAATGGGCACATTCACTCTTCCTGGTACCGAATACGTACGTGGGGCACAGATCAGATTCAGAGCACGACAGTTCTCTGCCTTTCCTGAAGTTCCAGTCTTCATGCAGACGTTTATTCGTAACGGTCCGCTAGGCGCTCCGAATGATGGCCCTGCAGACCAGTGGGGTCTGCTGCTTGCTACAACAATGCATGAGTACATCGGCGCACTTCGTTCTGAGACGTCACAAGGCGATCCTTGGACTCAGACGAAGATCGACGATGTACAAGCTGAGTTCTTCATGAAGACTGGTGCCAACGGTGAGTTCGACTTGATCGATCTTGCTGAAGTGTTCATCGACTTCATTACGAACACACCTCCAACAGTGTCAGTGACAGCTCCCACTGGAACTATCACTACAACTCAACGTCCAGCGATCGAGTTCACTTACAACGATGACGATCGCGACGTTATGGATGCGTACCAGCTCAAGCTGTTTACAGCAGCAGAGTATGGTGCAGGAGGGTTCGACCCCGAGACTTCAACTCCTCTGTGGGGTTCTGGGATAACATACACCCGGTTGACCATAGGCACAGGCCTAACAACACTTCTCCCAAAGCGTATGTACTTGGATAATGGCGTAACATTCCGAGTATACGCAAAGGTTCGTCAGACAGTTGACTCGTATTGGAGTGACTGGGAATACTCCGAGTTCGATATCGCTGTTACGCAGCCTGCTGCACCTACGTTCTCAGCAACAGCTGAGGATAGCAACTGGCGCGTGCGACTCGATATCACGGGCAACGTTGATAATAGCGATCTCTACATCGAACGGTCTGACGATGGTGGAACAACATTCACACTCGTCCGCGGAGCATTCGTTACTGATGTAGACAATGCTGAAGTTGTCGTTCTCTACGACTACGAAGCGCCTCCAGGTGTAGTAGTTACCTATCGTGCATATGTAGTGGTGAGTGACGTGATCAGTGCTATTGTCACAGACACAGCTACTTCACTTCCCACGGTAGCTACTGGGTGGATTGTCAAGGATCTCTTCAACCCCACAGACAATCTCGCAGTTGACGTCTTCTCTGCAAGCTGGGTTACACAGCAGGATGAAGAACAAGCAACATACCATCCGCTTGGTCGACGATTCCCTGTCACAGTTAGTGATGTCGTTCATGGTAAGGATGGCACACTTGAACTGGAGCTTTCAGTTGACGATGCGGGGTCCTTCGAGGTCATTCGTAATCGTCAGCAGCCAGTTCTTCTGCAACGTGTCTATGCAGATGTTGCTGAGCAGAAGTACGCTCGACTGGGTAAGACACTTAGGCGCACAGAGAACAACACAGATCCAGTTGTTGTAGACCTCGACATCCCGTTCGTTGAGGTTGACATGCCATCTACGGAGCCCGTCTAGTGTACGCACGCTCCGAGGCCTTTGACGTAGCAATACGTCAGAGTCACAAGGTCGCTATACGCGTTGACGTGCTTCAAGACGATACTGTTCAGGATGTGTCACTTGAAGTGCTTGATGGCAACGTCACAATCGATGACAAGCCGATTCATCGTCGATGGACGATTGACATGACAGACTCAATCGGTAACATCGTGCCTGCAGCGGCAACTGATCTTCTGTCACCTCTTGCGGGTACCGAACTGAAGCTGTGGCGTGGCATTGAGTTTCCTGACGGGACACAGGAGCTCCTACCGCTAGGTGTTTGTGGGATCACCGACCTACGAATCGACGACTCAGGCCAAGGCCTTCACATGCGCGCGACCTGTATGGACCGCGCTGAACGTGTGTCTGCTTCTGGTCTTCCAGACGACTACAACGTGCCTGCTGGTGCGAACTACGTCGAACAGATCGAGATTCTTCTCAGGTCTGTGTGGCCTGATATCCCTCTCAGTCTTCCATCAACTCCCTATCTGACACCCAAGCTTGTGTTCCTAGCGGGTGCTGATCCGTGGGAGAAGGCGCAGACGATGGCGACAAACATCGGATGTGACTTATACTTCGATCCTAATGGCCTGTGTATCATGCAACCTGTGATCGCTGATAAGTCACCTGACTGGGCATACGAGGAGGGCGAAGACTCGATGTTGCTGTACGTCAATCGTCGCCTCAATCGTGATACGGTCTACAATCATACCATCGTCGTAGGAGAGTCAACGTCACTTAGTAACGGACCTGTACGTGGAGAAGCTATGGACCTTGATCCATCATCTCCCACGTATGTGCACGGGCGGTTTGGTAACAGGTTGAAGAGACGTAAGACATCACAAGTTACAACGACTCCTCAGGCTGTAGAGGCAGCGCAACGTGACTTGGTGAAGTACTCTGGGTTGCCCGAGCAGCTGGAGGTTCAAACGCTCGTTCATCCTGCACACGAGATCAATGACTTCTTCACAGTCGTTCGTGAAGACACCAAGGTCGATTCAATCTACGTAGCAAGCAAGATCACCATTCCATTGGTGCACGACCGACCAATCGATATGTCCGTTCGAGTGAGAGGGCAGACTGATGCCTAGCGATAGTACTAACAAGGGCTTTGACACTCTCGGTCGCCTTGCTGATCGCGTTGCACCCAAGGCTCCTGAACTCGTTCGGCATCAAGCTGTGGTTGTCGCTGTTGGTGACGGTACAGTAGACATTCAGGTTGGTGGAAGTCACACTACGATTCCTGGTGTTAGCTGTC